GTTTTAAAATTAATGAGGTTGAATATGGATTTCACCCTCAGCTAGATGATTTAAGTTTAGGGGAATATATTGATTTAGATAATTTTATAGGTGACTGGGATAATATGGAAAAAGCAATGAATGTTTTATACCGCCCAATTACTGCGCGTTTAAAAGACAAATATTTAATTGATGAGTATAAACTTAATGAAAGTGAATTGTTATTAAATATGCCGATGGACGCAGCAATGTCAGCAATTTTTTTTTTGTGGAATTTAGGTCTCGACTTGTCGAAAATTATGACGAGTTGTTTGGACAATCAACAGGAGGAGGTCTTGACGGAATATCTCAGTTCGGAAAAAAATGGAGTTGGTATCAATCAATTTATGCTCTCGCTCAAGGAGACATTACAAGATTTAAAAATATCACTGAATTAAATTTTCACGAATGTTTTTTAATGTTATCATTTATGAAAGACAAAAGTGAGTTAGAAGCAAAACAAATTAAAAAAAAATTTAAATGAGCAATCAAGGTATAAGAGGGTTTTATCAATTAACAGAAGCTATTAAAGAACAGCTGCTTGAAGATAAAAATATAAACACTGTAACAACAGGGGATATAACAGATGTTAATTTAAACAAGCAAGACATATTTCCTTTGGGCCATATTATTATTAATAGTGTAATTGATGAAGAACAGGTACTAAGATTTAATATTTCAGTTCTTGCGACCGATATGGTTAACCGATCAAAAGACGCAACTATTGACAGGTTTACCGGAAATAATAACGTACAAGATATTTTAAATACTCAGTTAGCTGTTTTAAATAGATTAACGCAGAGGCTAAGAAAAGGGGATTTATATACAAATATGTATCAATTACAGGGGTCTCCCTCGATGGAACCTTTTTACGATAGATTTGAAAATGAATTAGCCGGTTGGACTGTGACTATGGAGGTTTTAATATATAATGATATTAACATCTGCTAATGGAATATATTAATTTTAAAAGATCGGTTCAAATATTTGCTGACGTTGTAATTGAAGAGGCCCGTAAAAATTTAGGCAAAAATGATAATCAAGATGGTAAATTAGCAAATTCTTTATCATCTAAAATTATAACAACTGATTCTGCTTTTATTGTTAAATTTTTTATGGAAAATTATGGCGTGTTTCAAGATCAGGGGGTCAGAGGCGTTGATTCTTATTATGCTGATCAAGTAACAGCAAGCTCCCCTTTTAGCTATAAAAGTAAAGGGGGCAAGTTTGGTTTAAAAGGTATGCCACCACCAAAAGCCTTTGATAAATGGACTGTGAGAAAAGGTTTAGCGCCAAGAGATAAATTAGGAAGATTTCTACCAAGAAAAACATTAGATTTTTTAATAGCCCGAAGCATATTTAAAAAAGGTATACGAGCAACGAGCTTTTTTAGTAAACCATTAAAAGAAGTTCAAATTAAGTTTGGCGATGAATTTTTAAAAGCAGTAGCAAAAGATATAGAAAACAGAAAACAATAAAATGGCAAATATAGCATTAAGAAACCCACAATATAAATTTATAGCCGTACCCTCATCAGGTGTTCAATCTGTTGAATGTACAATTACAATAAATACAGTATTAAGATATACACTTGTAAAAAATGTAAGCCCGAGCACAGGATGCAATTTTGATATTTCAGAACTTGTTAGGGATTATTTGGAAATAACTTATTCTTCTACTTACGCGGTAGATACAGTATTAATATCAACTAACCTTAAAAACTATTCAGGTTTAAACGGGACAGGTAGCCAAGTTGGTTCAACTGTAAATTACACAGATGTAGGGTGGGAAGCATACGGGTATTTTCCCGAGGGTTCAAATCCTGAAGTTCCATTTACTTCAAATCATAAATATTTATTAGCAGCAAACTACGGTAAACTTGCTACAGAATGGAATATATATGTTCCTTACGGCGTTTCGGGGTATGTACATTATATGACAGGTGGCGGGGTTTATTCTGTAAGTTCTTATAGTGGCTCAGACACACAAGTGGTAAATCAAGGTTCTAATATTTGTTACATAAATAGAATAGATTGCACTAAATATGGAGCAGGTAGAAAAATAACATTTATAAACAGATATGGAGTTCAGCAAGATTTATGGTTTTTCTTAAAAGAAGTTACGGCATTAAATAGAACTAATGAAAAATATCAGTCTAATACAATACAATATCCTGATGATGAATATGCTCAATACGAAATAAATAATGCACCAAATAAACTATTTAATACACAAGGTAAACAAATGCATACTTTAAGTTCAGGTTATTATCCTGAATATACAAATCAATTTTTTGAACAATTATTATTGAGTGAGTATGTATGGATGACAAGACCTAAAAAAGAAAATCCTGCTGCTGATGAAACTGTGCCTGTAACTGTAAAGACTTCTAATATGAGATTTAAAACATCAGTTAATGACAGGTTGATAGAATACACAATAGACTTTGAAGAAGCGTTTGATTTAATAAATAACATAAGATAACATACAAATAACATAAATGCAAAAACTGCAATTATATATAGGAACACAAAGGGTTGATTTATTCAAAGATGAAACTGTATCTTTTACACAAACAATACAAAATGTAAAAGACATTAGTAAAATATTTACTGAGTTTTCTAAAACCTTTTCTTTACCTGCATCTAAAGTAAATAATAAGATATTTCAACATTATTATAATTTTGATATACAAGGTGGGTTTGATGCTAGAAATAAAGTTGCAGGATATATTGAATTAAATACAATACCATTTAAAGAAGGTTATATAAAATTAGAAGGAGTTGATTTAAAAAAAAACATACCACACACATATAGAATTACATTCTTTGGTAATACAATAAATTTAAAAGATGTTTTAGGAGATGACCAATTAGGTGCTTTACCTAGTCTATCAACATACAATCAGGATTATACAAAAACAAATATCAAAAGTAAAATGACTGCTAATTTAACTAGCACTACTAATATTTGTACACCACTTATAACACACACACAAAGATTAAAATATGATTCTGATTCTGCAACACACAATGATGATGGAAATTTATTTTGGCATAATGCAAGTGGAACAAATGGTGTTGTATGGAATCAATTAAAATTTGCTATAAGACTACAAGCAATTATTGATGCAATAGAAGCACAATATCCTGAAATAACATTTTCTAATGATTTTTTTAACGATTCTAGTAACACACAATTTCATAATTTATGGATGTGGCTACATAGAAAAAAAGGTAGTGTAGAAGCAACTCAGCAATTAGATTTAAATTTTGTTCAATTACAAGAACTGTATAAAGTTTCAGGAAACACAGGTTTTACTGCATCTATATTTGGTATATTAGAAATAATAGCACCAACACTTCCAACTCAAATCGTACAAACTGATTTAACATTAACACCAACAAATAATTCAACAGTATATAATATACAGATATTCAAAAATGGTTCTATATATGACCAAAGAACAAATGTAACAGGTCCACAAACTTTTTTTAATACCTCAGGAACAATATTAAGTGCAGGCCAATATAGTGTTTTTGTTGCCACTTTAGATTCAAATGGAATAACTTTTAATGCCAATAGTATAGTTTGGACTATTTCTGTTGCAGTTCTTGGTCAAGGTGGAGGTGGTGGTACTGATATTTGGAAAAATGGAAACGCATTCCAAAGTAGTACAACAACTCCATTTAACATTCCAGAACAAATACCTGAAATGACTATAATTAGTTTTCTTACTTCTTTATTTCAGATGTTTAATTTGACTGCTTATATAGATAATTCAGGTACAATAGTTGTTAAGACCTTAGATAGTTATTATGCTTCAGGTTCTGCTAGTCCTATTGTAATAGATGAATATTTAGATGTTACAAAATCTACATCTAATGTGGCATTACCATTCAAAGAAATAGTATATAAATATAAAGGCTTAGGAACTTTTTTAGCTAAACAATATAATCAGCTAAACAATATTGAATGGGGTACATTAAAATATACTTTAAATAATGAAACTTTTGATGCTCCTAATAACACATATAAAGTTGAAATACCTTTTGAACACGTTTTATATGAAAGATTAATTAATGTAAATACTGCTGTATCAGCACCTGCAAACGAAACAACAATACAATACGGATATTTTGTTGATGATAATCAAGAATCTTATTATGGGTTGCCTTTAATTTTTTATGCAATAGAAGTTAGTAATGGAACTGATATAGCATTACAAACAGGAACAGGCACAGAAGAAGTTAATGATTATATTATTCCATCAAATAGTTTGGAGATAGGAACAACAAATGAAACTAACATAAATTTTAGTGCTGAAATAAATGAATATGATGGCTCAGAATATATTAGAACCCTTTTCAATAATAATTATAGCACTTACATAAACAACGTATTTAATATAAATAGAAGACTTTTAAAAGTTGATGCAGTTTTACCTCAAAAAATATTTCATAATTTACAACTAAACGACTTAATACAAATCAGGCAGCAAAACTATCAAATAAATTCTATTACTACTAACCTAACAAATGGTAAAAGTCAATTAGAATTATTAAATGTTGGAACACCTTATTATAGGGTGCTTCCTAATGTATCATATCAAGGCTCACTTGGAACTTTATATTATAATTATTCAGTAGGTGTTGCAGCAAGTTTGTCAATAGGAGATACAATGTATAATAATGCTACACTAACAAGCACAGCAAGTTCAGGAACTTATTTTCAAACAGGCTCAACTTCAGATGATACAGTTTGTATTGGCAATGGATATATGATGTCAATGACTTTAGATTCGAATGGAGTAATAACTAACATAGTATGTGGGCAACCTTAAAATAAAATTATGATAAAAAATATATTAGAATTACTTACAGTTGTAAAAGGCGAAACAGAAAATATTAAAATTGCACAAGGTAAATATGCATTACCAAAAACATTTAAACAAGCTATTGAACAAATTAAAACAAATATAAAATGTCAATAACAAACACTTACACTGTTAAAATATCGGTTAAAGAGGCTAAAAAAAATGTTGATGACATTAATATGTCTCTTCAACAACAAGAGGATTTATTAAAAGATATTCAACGCGAGATTGAAAAGATTGAAGATAAAAGAGCAAAGGCTGATCCAAAAGATAGAAATCGAATAAAACAGTATAATGAAAAATTAAAGGAAGCCGCTACTTTACAAAAACGCACAAAACTTCGAGTTCAAGAAACAAGGCAAGAACAATCTAAAGCCAACAAAGTATTAAAAGAAGCGGAAAAAAATCAAGCTGACTTTGCGGGTGTATTAGGACTTGTAGATAAACAAACAGGAGGGGCTATTTCAAGTATGAAAGGGTTCACAAAATCTATAACAGGGGCTACGAAAGGTTTTAAACTAATGAAAATTGCTTGGATGGCAACTGGCTTAGGGGCCCTAGTTGTTTTAATTACATCTATTGCAGGAGCGTTTACAAGAAGTGAAGAAGGACAAGAAAAATGGGCAAGAGGAATGGCAATGATAGGAGCTGTTGTAAATCAAGTATTAGATGTGCTTGCTGACTTAGGTACTGCTATTATTAATGTATTTACAAATCCGGGTAAAGCTTTAGAAGATTTTGGCAAAAAGATTAAAACAATGGTTACTGATAAAATAAGTGCTTTATTAGACGGCTTAGGTTTATTAGGAGGAGCTATTAAAAAAGCTTTTAGTGGTGATTTTTCAGGAGCGATGGAAGATGCGGGCAAGGGATTAAAAACATTAAATAACAATTTTAATCTGGTGAAAATAACAACTGATGCTGTTATAAAAGGAACAAAAAATCTTGCAAAAGCAACGTCTGATTTAATTACTGAAACAGGCAAAGAAATTGATGTAATGAACAAAGTCACAAAAGCAAGACAAAAAGCGCATCATATTGAAAGAGATTTAATAGTTGAAAGAGCAAAAGCAAATAGAGAAATAAATGACATTCGACTTGAAGCAGAAAAAAGAGATGAATATACAACGTCTCAAAGAATAGCGTTACTTGAAAAAGCGCAGCAAATAGAAGAAGAAATAACTCAAAAGCAAATTAATGCAAAACAACTTTTAGTTGATGCGATGATATTAGAGCAATCAATTTCTTTAACTACAATTGAAGAAAAAGACAAGTTAGCTAAGTTACAAGCGGAGTTAATAAATCTAGACACAAAAAAATTAAGAAGCCAAAGATTATTACAAACACAAATAACAACAGCCACAAATGAAGAAAAAGCAGCATTAAAAAGCGTTGAAGATTTAAAGAAAACAATAAGAGAAGCTACAGCAAGAGGTGACGAGGAATTAAGACAGCTTGAATTAAATAAAATAAATGAGCATTTTCAAAAGCTAATAGAACAAGCCGAAGCTAATAATTTAGTTACAGACGAATTAAAAACGGCAAGAGATTTAGCCCTCAAAGATAAAGAGCAAGAATTTGAATTGCAAAAAGCGACAGAATTACAAGACCTAAAAAATCAAATACGTGATGCTGTAGCAATTACAGAAGATGAGCAAAGAGAACTTGAAATAATAAAAATAACTGAACATTACAATAAATTAATTGAGTTAGCTAAAGCCCAGGGATTATCAGTGGTTGATTTAGAAAAAGCTAAAGTAGACGCGTTAGATAATTTTGGAAAAGAAGCATCTGATAATGCTATTAATTGGGAGGAATTAACAGAGGGTGAAAAAATGAAAATCATTTCTGATGGTTTTAATAATCTTGCTACTATATTAGGGGAAGAAACGGCGGCAGGTAAAGCGGCTGCAATAGCGGCAGCAACTATAAGCACCTTTCAATCGGCACAAAGCTCATATGCTTCTTTAGCACCAATCCCAATTATTGGTCCAGCGTTAGGGGCAGCAGCAGCAGGAGCAGCTATAGTTTCTGGTATGGCTCAAGTAAAAGCTATAACAGCAACAAAAGTTCCAACATTAGGGGGTAAAGCGGCACCGTCGGTTAGTGGGGGATCTGTGCAAGCCCCAGCGCCACCAACACCACCATCCTTTAATATAGTAGGAGCTAGCGAAACAAATCAGTTAGCGGACGTTATAGGTGACCAGCAACAACAACCTGTGCAGGCTTTTGTAGTAGCCAGTGAAGTTACTTCAGCGCAAGCACTAGAAAGAAATACTATTGAGGGCGCAACAATAGGATAAACACAAAATTAAACTTTAAAATCGTTATATAATTATGAAAATAATCGAACTTATTTTAGATGAAGAACAAGAGGAAAGCGGAATAGACGCAATATCAATTGTAGAAAATCCAGCTATTGAATCAGACTTTGTTGCTTTAAATTCTCAAGAAATTAAATTAGCAGAGGTAGATAAAGAAAAAAAAATATTATTAGGTGCTTTATTGATACCTAATAAACCTATATATAGAAATGGTGCAGAAGGAGATTATTATATTTTCTTTTCAAGGGACACTATTATGAAAGCATCACAGATGTATTTAAAAAACGGGTATCAAAATAATTCAACCCTTGAACATAAAGAAGCTTTAAATGGATTAACACTTGTTGAAAGCTGGATTGTTGAAGATGAAGTACACGATAAATCAAGAAAATATGGATTAAATGTTCCTGTTGGCACGTGGATGGGCGCAGTAAAAGTAAACAATGATGAAATATGGCAAGAGTATGTTAAAACTGATAAAGTTAAAGGCTTTAGTATTGAAGGGTACTTTGCAGATAAAATGGAGCGCCCTAAAGAATCTGTTAAAGAGGAAATGTCAGAAGATGACAAAATACTTAAAGAAATAAAAAATATATTAATTTCTTAATAATGAAAAAAAGAATAAGCCAAAAAACATTTATACCTAGCAGAACAAGTCCTCGAGGAAGTTCAAGAGCCTGTTTATGTTGGGATTCTAACACATATTCAATAAGTTGTTGTGATGGATCAATACACGCTCAAGGCATCGGAGTTATAACCCGTATATCTTGAAAACGCAAAATTTAAATTAATAATCGTTATATAAATAATATGAAATCAACTGAAATGTTAAATCAAATTAAAACGCTTTTAAATATCGAGGTAAAACTTGAAGAAATGAAGCTAGAAAATGGCACTATAATAAGTGCTGAGTCCTTAGAAAAAGGAAAAGAAGTCTTTATTGTTACAGACGATGAAAAAGTAGCAATGCCTGTCGGCCAGTATATTCTTGAAGATTCAAGATTATTAGTAGTTGAAGAAGAAGGTATAATATCTGACGTTAGAAAAGTGAGTGATGAAGTTCCTGAAAAAGAAGAAGCAGGGGAGGAAATTACAGAAGATTTAAACGAAGATGAATACAAAGAAGACGAAGAAAAAGAAATGGCAGATGTAGGAGATTGGAAAGGAATGGAAAAAAGAATTCAAAATCTTGAAGATGCTATTGCTGATTTGAAAAAAGATAAAGTTGAATCATCTGAAGTAAAAGAAGATTTATCGGAGGAAACAATCGAAAAAATAAAAGAAGAATTATCCGAAGCGGCTGTAAAACCTATTAAGCATAATCCAGAAGCTGAAACTTTAAAGAAAAATAGAGTTGAATTTGCTAAAGGAAGATTTAACACAACATTAGACAGAGTATTAAATAAATTAAATAAATAAAAAAAATGAATAACTTAAACAATGTAAAATTAGCAACAGCTGTTAATATAACTACAACTTATGCGGGTCAATTCGCAGGGGAGTATATTGCTGCGGCTTTATTGAGTGCTTCGACAATCAATGACGGAGGATTAACTGTAAAAGCAAATATTGCTTACAAAGAAATTATTAAAAAATTAGCTACAGGAGATTTAGTTTCACCAGCTTCTTGTGACTTTACACCTAATTCATCTGTAACTCTTACAGAAAGAATTATTCAACCAGTTGAACTACAAGTAAATTTACAATTATGTAAATATGACTTTGTAAACGATTGGGAATCTCAACAAATGGGATTTGGTCTTGGGCAACAACTACCTCCTAAATTTAGTGACTTTATGATTGCTCACGTAGCGGCTGAAGTTGCACAAAACACTGAGATATGTATTTGGAAAGGAGATACAGCAGGTGCAGCAGGAGTTAATTCTTTTGATGGATTTGAAAAACTAATTGCAGCTTCAGCAGCAGCAGGGGATATTCCTGCAGGTCAACAAGTAGCGGCAGTTGGTGGTGGATTAAACGCTGGAAATATTATTGCGGAATTATCTAAAGTAGTTGATGCAATTCCAGGGGCTTTATATGGTAAAGAAGATTTATTTATATATATTGGTTCAGCAGCAGCTAAATATTACGTGCAAGCTTTAGGAGGATTTGCAGCAGCAGGTCTTGGAGCAAATGGTGTAAACAATCAAGGAACACAATGGTGGAACAACGGCTCACTAACTGTGAATGGTGTTAAAATATTTGTATGTCCAGGAATGTCGCCTAATAAAATGTATGCGGCTCAAAGAAGTAATTTATACTTTGGAACAGGTTTATTAAACGACTCTAACGTTGTTAAAGTTTTAGATATGGCTGACCTTGATGCATCGAACAATGTTCGTATGGTTATGAGATTTACTAGTGCAGTACAATTTGGAATTGCATCAGATCTTGTTGAATACGCTTAATAATTAACTAACTAAATAGGGATAAGTAGAATTGTCTGTTTATCCCTTTTTAATAATAAAATAAAAATAACTTATGCCTTGTTTACTTACAACTGGAAGAAAAGTACCGTGTAAATCGGCCTTTGGAGGAATAAAAAAAGTTTTATTTGCTGATTATGGAACTATTGCTAGTATAGCTGTAGATTCAACAACTAAAGAAGCAACTATTACTAATGGTTCCCCTGCACCGACATGGTTCGAATATGATGTAAAAGGAAATTCAAGTCTTGAAACTACTGTAACAAGTAGTCGCGAGAATGGAACAACATTTTACACTCAAACATTAAATTTAACATTAACTTATTTAGATGCTAAAACGCAAGCTGAACTTCAACTTCTTGCTGTGGCTCGTCCTTATGTGGTAGTTGTTGACTATTACGGGAACAACTTCCTTTGTGGATTTGAAAATGGGATGGATTGCACGGGGGGTACTGTTGTAACAGGAGCAGCCGCTGGAGATTTATCCGGGTTTACATTAACATTTGAAGGAATGGAAGAAACTGCACCTTATTTCTTAGACGCAGCAGTAACACCTTCAACTGATCAAATTGCACCTAATTAATAATTAGTTTTTAATTGTAAATTAAGCATCCTTAACGGGGTGCTTTTTTTTTGCTTGATTGATTGTGCAAATTAGTCAAATAAATACGTTATATAAGTAATGATAATATTAACTACATCCCCCGCCGCACAAGCGTTATCCGTTATTCCTAGAGAATACAGCGATGCATTTAGTTTGTCTATTCGTGATGATAGCACAAATATTATTAAATATTATAATATTATAAATGCTGTAACTTCAGGAAATTATCTTAACTTTAATCTAACATTTAATCCTCTATTAGTAGAAAATCATTTTTATGATTTAAGGTTATATATAGATTATAATTATTGGAATACAAATTATAGTTTTTGGAATATATCTGAGCAAATATGGAATATTGAAACTGAAGAAGTAGAGGATATATTTAACGATAGAATATTTTGCACGGATCAAGATGTTGATCAATTAAATAAAAACGATCATTATGAATTAAATAAAGGTCAATATACGACTTATGATGGTTATGATAATACATATTTAGTAATATGAAAAATAGAAAAAGAAATACATTAGGGCAATTTGCTAAAAATTCAAAAGTTTCAGAATTTGGATTTGTTAATTTAAGTACATATACAAGCCCCGAAATTAAAGAAGTAAACGGCAAGGACTGGATTGAATACGGAGCAGATAACAATTACTTTCAGTATCTTATTGATAGATATAATGGAAGCCCAACTAATAACGCTGCCGTCAATGGAATAAGCCAAGCTATTTACGGAAAAGGATTAAATGCAACTGATGGCAATAAAAAGCCTAATGAGTATGCTCAAATGATTTCTTTGTTCAAAAAAGATGTAGTTAGAAAATTATGTTATGATCTAAAATTGATGGGCCAATGTGCTATTCAAGTAATATATTCAAAAGATCGCAAAAGTATTGCTCAGCTTGAACATATGCCAATTGAAACTTTACGTGCTGAAAAATGTAATGACGATGGAGATATTCCAGCATATTATTACTTTAAAGATTGGCCAAATATTAAAAGAAGTGATAATCCTTTAAGAATTCCTGCATTTGGAATGTCAAAAGAAAGTATTGAAATATATTATATTAAGCCTTATAAATCTGGTTTTTATTATTATTCACCTGTGGATTATCAAGGTGGGTTGCAATACGCCGAGCTTGAAGAGGAAATAAGTAATTATCATTTAAATAATATTCTTAATGGCTTAGCACCAAGTATGCTAATTAACTTTAATAATGGAACACCTAACCAGGAGGAAAGAGCCTTAATCGAACAAAAAATTGCACAAAAATTTTCAGGGTCTTCAAATGCAGGAAAATTTATACTTGCTTTTAATGACAACAAAGATGCACAGGCTGAAATTACTCCGGTTCAATTATCTGATGCTCATAATCAATATCAATTTTTATCGGATGAATCAACTAAAAAAATATTGGTTGCCCATCGTGTTGTTTCGCCTATGCTTTTGGGAATTAAAGATTCAACCGGTTTAGGGAACAATGCTGATGAAATAAAAACAGCATCATTATTAATGGACAATACAGTTATAAGGCCTTTTCAAGAGCTTTTAATTGATTCCTTTGATAATATACTAGCGTACAATAATATTGCTTTAAACTTATACTTTACAACCTTACAGCCACTAGAATTTACTGAAGTTGATGCTTCAATCCAAGACAAAGAAGATATTGAAGAAGAAACAGGCGTTGAAATGAACAAACTAAGCTTAAAAAAAATTGATGGCGAAAATGTTTATGAAACAATAGAAGAGGCTGAAAAAGCAGCAATTGAAAAAAACTGTGAAGGTTATCACGAGCACAAAGAAGGTGATAAAGTCTGGTATATGCCTTGTAAGACGCATAAAAAAGCACAGTTGTCAGAAAATGAAACAAATATTGTAATTGGGTCTTTAAAAGAAACAGGGGTAAAAATGTCAGATGCTTGGGTTTTAGTTGATGAAATTGATGAAGATTCAGAATACAGTAATGAAGACTGGGCTAATTATTTAATAAAAGAAAAAAAATCAACTTTATCCAAAATTAAAAAAATAATTGGTTTAGATAAACAATTTGTTCCGTCAAAAAAAGACGGCAGTGCATATAGTGATTTAGATTCAAAAAACGGTTTATATAAAATTCGATATAAATATGCAAGGGGTATGTTTAAAAAAAATGACAAAGGGGAATATCCTAAGTCAAGAGATTTTTGCCAACAAATGATGGAATTAAGCGCTAGTGGTGTTGTGTGGAGAATTGAAGATATTGACAGAGCTAGTTATCCTATAGGCGATGAACAAAAGGTAAATGCGGAATTTAGACATAAAC